GTTCCTAAATAATAATAATTACTTTATAGATGGATTACAATGAAAGATTACAAGCAACTCTTAAGAGAACTACCGTCCAAAACTATTGTTCTAGCCTGTGGAAGATTCAATCCTCCGACACTAGGGCACGAACTTCTAGTTAAGACTGTCAAAAAACTGGCTGAGCAAAAAGGCGCAGACCACGTAATCTATGCATCCAACGTAAGCGATGCTAAAAAGAATCCCCTATTAGTAGAAAAGAAACTCCAGTATCTCGATCTGGTCTTCCCTAAGACCAACTTCGTTGAGTCTTCTGATGGCATTGGAGATCAGATCAAGAAGCTGAAAGAAAGTTATAAGAACATCATTGTTGTTACAAGCGCAGACAAGATTCAGACTCTAAAGAAATTTAGAGTAGAAGCTGTAGCAGTTAACGACAAAGACCCAGATAACGAAGACACTATGAGAAGTTTAGCTTCCAAGGGTTTATACGAAGAGTTTAAGAAGGGATTGCCTACTTCTATTCGTGAACTTGATAGTCGTCGTTTGATGAATGATGTTCGTCTTGGCGCAGGGCTAGAACCTATTAAAGAACAAATTAACTTAGTGAGAGATGAATTGAGAGAGCAGTATTTCCGTGGCGAGATCTTTAATGTAGGTGACATTGTTGAAAACAATGGTGCTGAATATGAGATTGTTAAACGTGGCTCAAATCATTTGCTCTTAAAAGACTCTGAGGGTAAACTTGTTTCTAAGTGGATCCAAGAAGTTAAACAGGTAAAAAAGTCTCAGTTAAAATTTAAGAATGGACAAAAAGAGATTCCTTCAGAGAATGGTACAACACCTCTTGCTGGTAAACCCTTTGATCCATTTTTCAAAGAATCATTTAAAGAGTGGAGAAACAAGTAATGGATGAGCTGAAGGTAGCAATTAAAGTGTTGTTGGCTAACGCCACAGTGATGTATTACAAAGCACATCAGTTCCACTGGAATATCGAAGGAGTTGAATTCAGTCAATACCATGACTTCTTCGGTGACATTTATTCAGATGTATATGGTTCAATCGATCCAACTGCTGAACTGCTGCGTAAGCTGGACGATTATGCTCCTTTTAGCTTGGACGAATTATTTAAATATAAAACATTACAGGAAGAAACCACTCGTGTAGTTCTTCTGGTAGACATTCTCGCAAGTCTAATCAAAGCAAACGAAGAAGTCCTTATCAGCCTAAATAAAGTGTTCGACCTTGCAAATAAGAATAAGCAACAGGGTATTGCAAATTTTATAGCAGACCGCATCGACACTCATCAGAAACATGGCTGGTTCCTACGTGCTTCAGCTAAGAAAATAGGGTAACAATGAAGTCATTTATCTCTTTCATTAAAGAAGAAGCAGAAGCAGAAGGTGCTAAGTTAAAGCACATTCACCATGCTGAAGATCGCCCATTGATGCATGGGTCTGAAGGTTTTGAACACACTCATGGTGCGCTAACAAAAGCCCACGAACACATGAAAGCTGGTAAGAAATCTAGCGATCTTACTATGAAATATGATGGTTCTCCATCTGTAGTTTATGGACACCATCCAGAGAATAAAAAGTTCTTCGTTGCTTCCAAATCTGCCTTCAATAAAAACCCTAAGCTAAACTACTCACACGAAGATATCGAAAAGAACCATGGACATGCTCCAGGTCTAGTAGATAAACTAAAGTCTGCATTGGATCACCTACCTAAAGTTGCACCTAAGAAGGGTGTTTATCAAGGTGACATTATGCACAGTGGCGACGTTGAACATCACAAGAGTGGTGGAGTTTCTTTCAAGCCAAATACTATCACTTACACTGCTAAAGGCGATCAAGCTAAAGAACACAAAGAAGCTAAGCTAGGTGTTGTTACTCATACCAAGTATGAGGGTAAGAACATGGCTTCTATGAAAGCCACACCACACGTTAGTGATTCTGAATTCGGTAAGCACAAAGACGTTGCTAATCACACAGCAGAGCATGACACTTCTAAGATCCATTATCCAGAAAGTGCTCACAAAGAATTTCAAAGCCACATGGATGCTGCTAAGAAAATCCACGACACACATGGAAAAGATATGTATAAGGCTACTGAGAAGCATCGTGGTGAGAATACTCACATGACTACTTACATCAATAGCACTGTCAAGAATGATGAGAAGCCATCTGCTGAAGGTTTCCAAAAACATATTACCGCACAGGGTGAGAAGGCAGCTGCTAAAGTTAAAACAGAAAAGTCTCAGACTGCTAAGAGAGCAGAGCATGCCGAACATGTCTCTCACGTCGAAGTTAATAAAGAACACTACAACAATCTGTTCTCGATGCACCATCACCTACAACAAGCGAAGAATACTCTAGTTAAACATCTAGAGACACACGAAGGTGGTTACGAACATCACATCAATGGCACTAAGTCTAAGCCAGAAGGTTTCGTTGTCAATCATAAAGATGAACCAACTAAGTTGGTAAACCGATCTGAATTCGCTAAGGCTAACTTACTAAAGGTAAAGAAATGATTTCATTTAAAGAATACATCACAGAAGGTTTAGCAGACGACATCGTCGCACTTGCTAAGTCTAAAGGTATGAATGCAAAGATTGCACCTCCACTAGCAGATCGTAAAAAAGCTACTGCGAAACTAATCAAACACAGAGCAAGAGAAGCTAAACGCAATCCTCCTCCACCACGTGAGATGCCACCTAAAAAGACTGGATTCCGTTCTGGTGCAGAAGACGATACATATGGCACTTAAAATGAAAACATTTACAGAATATCTAAAAGAAGATTTAGTGGAAGAACTTTCTCCAGAACAAATGTTCGATCTAATTGAAGAGATGGCGTCAGAGATTTCTGAAGAACTTCAATTAGATATTGAACAAGTTTGGGAAGAACTAGATGAGTTTAGCGACAATGAACTCGTTGAAGCATGCAACTGCTGGAAAGGTTACAAGCGTAAGCCTGGAACTAAACCATGCGCTGAAGGTTCTTGTGTTAAAGAAGATACTGTACAAGAAGCAGCTGTTGATGCTAAAGGTTACAAGTCCTCTACTGGTGGCTTGACGCAAAAGGGTCGTGACGCTTACAATAGAAAAGAAGGTTCTAATCTAAAGGCTCCAGTTACTACACCTCCTTCTAAGTTAAAGAAGGGTAGCAAAGCTGCCAATCGTAGAAAATCTTTCTGCGCTCGTATGTCTGGTGTAGAAGGTCCAATGAAGAAACCCAATGGTGAACCAACACGTAAGGCGTTGGCACTAAGAAAGTGGAACTGCTAATGTTATCCTTCCTTTCATTCCTAAAAGAATCCAAGTCCGAGAAGCATGCGGTCATGGCTTTTGGTCGTATGAATCCTCCAACTGCTGGACACGAAGAAGTAGTTAAGAAGATGCATGAGGTTGCCAAGCACCATGGTGCTGAACACCACCTAGTTCTTTCTCATAGCCAAGACGCAAAGAAGAATCCACTGCCAGTCGATAAAAAAGTCGAGCATGCTAAGAACGCATTCCCTGGAACTAATGTTCGTGGTGCTTCTAAAGACAAACCTACAATCCTTCATCATGCTGCAGACTTACACAAAGCAGGTGTGAAGCATCTGCACGTTGTTGCTGGTTCAGATCGTCATCAAAGTATGCACGAATTGTTACATAAGTATAATGATGGTAAAGAACATGCGCATGGTTCTTACAAATTCAAATCAATCACATTGCACTCTTCTGGAGACCGTGATCCAGATTCTGAAGGAACTGCTGGTGTTTCTGGAACTAAAATGCGTGAGCATGCAGCTTCTGGTAACAAGAAAGATTTCCATGCTAGTCTTCCAAGCAATATGAAACCAGAACATAAAGAAGCATTATATCACGACTTAAGACATCATATGGGTGTAAAATGACAGAACAATTAAAAGAAGCAAGAATGTCTGCAGCTGTAAAACTACAGCGTGCATTCCAACGCCAACAAGAGAAGTCTGAGGCATCTCGTCGTCGTGGAGAAGAATTGTTAAAACAATCAAGAGAATCTCAACAGAAGAAACAACAAACAAATGAAGAGACTCTTGACCAAGCAGCTGATCGCAAAAAGCAATTGAAAAAGTTTAAGGACATGGTTGATAAGAGACAAATAGAAGAAGCTACTACTGGTAATCCAGGTGGTGGTTATCATGGCACTCATGTATCTGCAGATGACAGATATGATGAGATCCACGCTCATGTTAAAAACCTAACAGATGCTGATGACAAAACTGTTAAGCATTACTTAGATTCTGGTCATGGAACTAGACTAGCAGGTAAAGAAGAAGACCATGCTTATATCAAGAAAGACTTTGATAAGTTTATGAAGTATTACAGACCGAAGTCTTACGAAAAGAAAGACAAGATTCAAGAAGTTCTCACTAAAGACACACCAGCTGGCGAAGTCATCAGTGACTTTATTCATTCTGATAATCCTAAGTTTGCTGGCAAATCTAAAGAGAAGCGTAAGCAAATGGCTCTCGCTGCTTATTATGCCAAACAAAGAAACGAAGAAGTTGTCCATGAGGGTACTGTTCAACCATCTGGTACAGACAAAATAGAAGTTGCTGGTAATGAAGTTCCAGCTAACAAATCGAAAGGGAAGACTGTGAACCAATTTAAGTTTTTTACAAAAGAAAGCGTAGATACAGTGAATGAATCTTACGACTTTGATACTGCTGCTATGGCTAAACAAGAACTAGCAGATGTTAAAAATAAGAAGCATCGTGGTCGTGGTAAGGTTGCTAACCTACTACGCAAACTTGGTATGAAAGAAGAAGTTGAACAGTTAGACGAGATTAGCAAAGAGACTGCTAAGTCTTACGTTGTTAAGAAAATGGATAAGATCGCTGCAACTGGTGGTGCTGATGGTGCAGATAAAGTAAAGAAGAACATCGATGCTATGCAGGGTGCGCATGAGCGTATCGTTGGTGCAAAACCAACAAGCCCAAAGAAACTAAAAGAATTCATCGAAACTCTAAAAGAGGGTAAGGTCGCAGTAGACGTAAACAAAGTTAATGCTGCTGGACAAGAACCTCACGAAGAGAAGTGGGAAGATGCTAAGAAGAAGCAAGTGAAGAAAGAATCCTTCACTGCTGAAGAACTTCTACAAGCATTAAAAGAAGGTCTATGGCCAGGAACTCCAGAACATACTGCTAAATTTGGTGACAAATATAAGCAGTCACAGGGTGGTGGATCTGGTATTAAGAAGGGTAGCCGTTATGGTGGTTCTCTACAAAAGGATGAACCAGATCATGATGAAGATGACGAACCAAAGAAAGCAGGTCGCAAGGTTGGTTCCAAATCTGGTGCAAGAAGCACTGGCACTTCCAAACTTATAAATAAACAATAAAGTCCAATTTAAGGAGACATAAAAATGGCACTATGGGGAAATACAGACGCAGAAGGCAGCAAGCCAAAGTATCTAAACACTGCTGGTAAGGCAGCGGTTGAGGGTATCTCTACAGCAGAAGCATTAGTAGCTGCAAACAAGGCAAAGGGTGTTGCTCATCCAGGTTGGGTTACTACTCGTACTTACACTGATGCACAGGGTAATACTCGAAACAAGACTGAAGTTCTAGTTGCTATGGGTACAATCACTGGCGACGATAACACTGACGATACTACAATCGGCGCTGACGCTTAATATTATTCTGGAGGGCTAGTCCCTCCACTTGATTATGCACGAAAAACTGAATGAAGGTAACTTTCTAGTATATGCAATGCACCACTATGATAATCCACAATGTCATAGCGTAGCAGAGTTTGAGGAAGACTTAAAAAAGATCCTATATCTTAAGAAGTTACTGTCTCGTTATAAAAATAATAATGAGTTGAGAGAACGATTAATACTTAACCATATTATCGTTCTCTACAACATTTTTGGAGAAGCTGCAACCAATATGCTCTTCTACAAAGTTGAAGAATCTTGTTGGGATGTATTAGTAACATTTTTAGTTTATCTTGGTAGAATGCCAGAGACGATTCCTCAGTATGGAATTAAACTCTCTGAGATCAAGTTAGATGAAACTGTAATTGCCACGTTAAGGAATATTTAATGAGTCGCCTAGTAGATAACGCTATCGCATTAAAAATAGTTAAAATGCTTGTCACAAATTTTACTGACACACAAGCATTTAAACTAGGCATCATCGATGCTCGTGGTAATACATTAAAGCCAGCAAGCACTCTAAAGTCAGAAGCAGAAAAGAGCGCATTCACTTATTTGAATCGCTTAGTTTTCAACATGAAGAAAATCATCAACAGACTTCCAGGTGGCGAAACCCAGCTGAAGAGTCTAGTTGGAGCATTGTGGTTAGTTAAAGAATACTATGAGAGTGGTTCTCGCACCACATCTCTAATGGAAGAACGCTATGCAGAAGTAATGCGTATGTTAAACAACAACGTAATACTTGCTGAAGAACAAATCATCGTAGCTAAAGTTCTATCCGAAGAAGTTGGTACAGGCGCAGTTGCTGGCGCACCAACAAACAACACTGCAGGTGTTGAAGTTAAGCAACCAAAGATTGATAAAAAGAATATCAAAAAGTATCAAGTGATGAACCGTAGATCAACACCAGTGGGGTGCTAAATGTGGGTTCTTGATTTCCTACCGTTTTGGGTTTTTCATCTAGTTCTACTAGTTGGTGTAGTAGGATCTTTCATATCATTCTTCGTGGGTTCTATCCCACTAATAAACAAATATATCATTCCAGTAAAGATTGTATCACTATTCCTATTAGTTTGTGGTCTTTACATGGAAGGTGGTATCTCTAATCAAGAACGCTGGGAAGCTAAGGTAGCTGACGCTAAATTAGAGATGGCCAAAAAAGATACTGCTTCAGCTGAAGCAACTACACAAGTTGTAACTAAGTATGTAACTAAAGTTCAAGTCGTTAAGGAGAAAGGTGATGCAATCATTAAAGAAGTACCAATCTATGTCACTAAAGATGCTGACAGTAAGTGTGTTATCCCTAATGGTTTCGTCTTGCTCCACGACAGTGCCAGTCGCAATGAAGTTCCCGACTCCACCAGAGGCGTTGATGCAGGAGCCTCCGAAGTTAAACTCTCTGGGGTCGCAACAACAGTCACAGAAAACTACACAACCTACCACAAAGTAGCCGAGCAATTAAGATCGTTACAAGAGTGGATAAAAGAACAACAACGAATCTACAATAAGTAACCTATGGATACAGAAAGAATTGCTAAATTGGAAGCACAAGTAGAAGGAATCAAGGATGATGTGGCTGAAGTGAAAAGCGACATCAAAGACTTACATTCTCGTATAACTACAGGTAATCGTGAGATTATGGATAAGTTGGACGAGAAGATTGATGCACTTGCAAAATCAGATAAAACCCAACATGAGGCTTTAAAGTCTACAATGGACGAAGTTAAAGGACGTGTAGATATTCTTGAAAGATGGCGTTGGATGATTGTCGGTGGTGCAATAGTTTGTGGTTACCTAATAGGACACCTAGAGATTTTCGGTAAGATTTTTGGAAAATAAATTTTGCTTTGCAACCGTGAATGGGGTATAATTACTCTATTCATGGGATTTTGTAATGTTATACATCGACACAAAGTATGCTCAACTCTTAGGACCACGCCTAAGAAATTTCAAAAAGAAAAAAGATTACCACTGGAACTTCTCTTGTCCGTTCTGTGGCGATAGTGCAACCAACAAGCTGAAGGCTCGTGGTTATCTCTATCGAACTAAGGCTGATCTTTTTTACAAATGTCACAACTGTGGTAAGGGAACCAATCTTGGTAACTTAATCAAGTATGTAGACACAAACCTTTATGATGAATATGTTTTGGAACGCTACAAAGCTGGCGCAACAAGATACAATGATCACAAAGACATTAGTGACACTAGTGTTATTCTAGAAACTCCCAAAGAAGAACTTCTTGAGGATGATATCCTCGAGTCACTAACACGTATGGATAAGTTGCCAGCAACGCACCCAGCGTTAAAGGTTCTTATTGATAGAAAGATTCCACGAGACAAGTGGCATCTTCTTTATTTCGCTCCAAAGTTTAAGGCATTCACCAATTCGGTGTCTCCGAAATTCCAAGAACCAATTGAGGGCGAACATCCAAGGTTGATTATCCCATACTTTACCAATGCTGGTAAGTGTTTCGCTTTCCAAGGTAGAGCATTTGGTGACGAACAACCTAAGTATTACACCATCAAAGTAGATGAAACAGAGGAGAAGATTTATGGACTTGATCGCATTGACTTTGGAAGAAGAATTTATGTGGTGGAAGGACCAATTGACTCTCTTTTCATCCCGAACTGCGTGGCTGTTTCAGGATCCAGCTTTGACATGCCTACTATTAAGTCTATACTACCAAACGCAACATTGGTAATGGATAATGAACCAAGATCCAAAGAGATTACCAAACTATTAGAGAAGAACATTAAGGCAGGTTATTCGGTGTGTATGTTCCCAGAACATATTGAACAAAAAGACATCAATGATATGATCGTCAAGGGTGGGATGACACCAGAGGAGATCCTCGAAACGATAAATACAAATACCTTTTCAGGAATTGAAGCGACACTTAGATTTAGCACATGGAAGAAAATATGAAAGTAAAACTGATCAGTTATAGCAAACCCTCTCGTGAAATGTATGACGAAGGGTTAATGGATGCACAAGAGTTAGTTGCGTTTTGTGCGAGAGTTAGTAATCCAAGCAACCAGTTCAACACAGATACAGCAGAGAAGTTGATTCGTTATTTGGTCAAGAACAAACACTGGTCACCACTAGAAATGGTAAGTGCTTGTCTTGAAGTTGAAACTACACGTGATATCGCTCGACAGATGTTACGTCATCGTTCTTTCTCGTTTCAAGAGTTCAGCCAACGATATGCAGATCCAACTAAAGATCTAGATTTTGTTGTCCGTGAAGCACGACTACAAGACACTAAGAATCGCCAGAACAGCGTTGACTTAGACTTGTCTACGGATAAAGATCGTCAGATTGCATACCAATGGGAAAATTTACAGCGTGATCTAATTCAAAGAACACGTGATGTTTACTCATGGGCTATCGAAAAAGGAATCGCCAAAGAACAAGCACGTGCGGTATTACCTGAGGGACTTACTGTTTCTCGTCTTTATATGAATGGCACACTACGCAGTTGGATTCATTTCATTGATCTCCGTAGTGGTAATGGCACACAAAAAGAACACATGGAAGTCGCACGTGAGTGCGCAAAAGTAATCGCTGAAGTTTTCCCAATGGTGGATGACTTCGTCAACAAATAATAATAAAAATTGGAGTAACTTATGGAAGATGTCGTGCATGGCATTAAGGTGGATTATTCACGTGATAATCTATTCGACGAACTAGGAAAGATCAGATTAAAAGAAAGTTACATGCGAGATGAAGAAGTTTCGCCACAAGAGAGATTCGCTTATGTTAGTAGTATGTTCGGTAGTAATAACGAGCATGCTCAGCGCCTGTATGAATACTCAAGTAAACATTGGTTGTCGTATAGTACTCCCATTCTCTCCTTTGGGAGAAGTAAGCGTGGTTTGCCCATCAGCTGTTTCCTCAACTACATCGAAGATACAGCAGAGGGATTAGTTGATAACCTTAGTGAAACTAATTGGTTGTCTATGCTTGGGGGTGGCGTGGGTATTGGTTTTGGTATCCGCAGTGCAGATGATAAGTCTACTGGAGTTATGCCTCACCTCAAGATGTACGACGCATCGAGCCTCGCTTATCGTCAAGGACGCACTCGCCGTGGTTCTTATGCTGCTTATCTTGACATCTCTCACCCTGATATTATGATCTTCTTGGAGATGCGTAAGCCAACAGGTGATCAGAATATGCGTGCTCTGAACCTCCACCATGGTATTAACATCCCCGATTCATTTATGGAAATCATTGAGCGTTCTATGGTTGACCATGACGCTGATGATTCTTGGGAATTGAAGGATCCTCACAGCGGTGAAGTTCGTGAAGTTGTTTCTGCTAAAGAATTGTGGCAGAAAATTCTTGAAATGCGTATGACTACTGGTGAACCATACCTACACTTCATTGACGAATCAAATCGTAAACTACCACAGTGGTTGAAAGACAAAGGTCTAAAGGTTCATCAATCTAATCTTTGTTCTGAGATTATTCTCCCAACAAATGAAGAGCGCACAGCTGTTTGTTGTTTGTCTTCTCTGAATTTGGAGTATTATGATGAGTGGAAAGAAGATCCTTTATTTCTTCGTGATGTTGCAGAAATGCTTGACAATGTTCTTCAGCATTTTATTGATCATGCTCCTTCCGCCATTGAGCGTGCAAGGTATTCTGCCTATCGTGAGCGCAGCATTGGTATCGGTGCTTTGGGTTGGCATGCTCTGCTACAACGAAAAAACCTACCATGGGAATCGTCAATGGCAGTCGGACTCAACAAAACAATCTTCTCACACATCAGAGGTAAACTAGATGAAGCGAATAAAGAACTCGGACTGGAGCGTGGTGAAGCACCTGACGCTATTGGCACTGGGAATCGCTTTAGTCATCTTATGGCTATTGCTCCCAATGCTTCTTCTTCCATTCTCATGGGGAATACTTCTCCTTCTATTGAACCTTATCGTGCCAACGCTTATCGCCAAGACACTCTATCGGGTTCTCACTTAAATAAGAATCGCTATCTCGATAAAGTTATCAAAGACTATCTTGGAAAGGATGAGGATTTTGGTGCAGTTCCTGCGGAGAAATATGATGAAATCTGGCGTAGTATTATTGCGAACGATGGTTCGGTTCAGCACCTCGATTGGATGGACGACTGGACAAAAGATGTTTTCAAAACGTCTATGGAAATTGACCAGCGCTGGGTCGTACAACACGCAGCAGATAGGCAGGTATATGTAGACCAAGCCCAGTCTCTGAATGTGTTCTTCCGACCAGATAGCCACATCAAATATATTCATGCAGTTCACTTCCAAGCATGGAAGCAAGGACTGAAAACTATGTACTATTGCCGTTCAGATAAAATCGCAAAGGCTGATAAAGTAGCTAAGAAGATTGAACGTGAAGTGATTAAAGAGATTAACTTACACGACTTAGCACAGGGTAACGAATGTTTAGCCTGTGAGGGTTAAGATGGGTGAACTCAAATTTCTGTTTCCAACTCCAATTCTTACATACAATCTAGATAAGAAACTTTTATTAGATGAGTATGATAGCATAGGTGAACTTAACTTTACCTATGCTAAAAAAGACTACTGGGGTTTGACTCATAAATTATACCCAGAAGGTGATGAAACTTTTGGCGGTGATGTTATAAAGAAACATAATCTAATGTATCTTCATACTGCAATAGACAACTTAGTTGAAGATTATTGTAATATGTTAGAACAACAAAAGGTTCCATACAGAAGAACATCTTGGTTTACTAGATGTGATAGGGGTGATTATGGTCATATTCATACTCATGGAGTGGCAGACCTTTCTGGTGTTGTTTATTATGAGGTTCCAGAAGGTTCTGGAAATATATTCTTTACTAGTCCAGTTGAAGCAGCCAAGATATCTGGATGGTTCTTAAAACACCACATTAATAATCAAACAGAAGAACCTGAAGTCGGTAAGTTGATTTTGTTCCCTGGATGGTTATCACATGGTGTAACAACCAGCGAAAGTGAACAGAGAAGAATTAGTCTTTCTTTTAACATATTTTTTCAAAGAATATAATGGAAATATCTCAGGTATATAAGATTGAAAACTTCTTAGACGAAAAAGAGCTAAAGGTATTTAATTATATAACAGAAAG